GAATTAGATAAACGTAATATAATAGATTTAAGAGTTTTGGAAAATGGTGTAGGTTGTGAAAGGTTCGCTGAATTAGTTGCTTTATATCTACAAGATATTGTTGATAAAGAAACAGATGGTAGGGTTTCTATTCATAAAGTACAATGTTGGGAACACGAAGATAATATGGCGGAATATGTCCGATAGAATTCTTCCTATAAATGAAATGTATACTTGTTTACAAGGTGAAGGTAAGTTAACAGGAATACCACATATATTAATTAGAGTATCTGGTTGTAGATTAAGATGTCAGTTTGCTAATTCTTTTTGTGATACACCATATAGTTCGTGGAGTCCAGAAAAAGGTAAGTATAGTTATGAAGATATTTATGAATTTTATAAGAAACATAAAAGTATTAAACACACTATGATTACAGGTGGTGGACCAACATTACATTCAGGTATGTTAATTGCTTTATGTGAATTAGTAAAAGAGTTTGATCATTATATAACAATAGAAACTGAAGGTAGTGAGTACGTTGAAACTAAAGGTGATTTAATTTCTCTTTCACCAAAGTTATCAAACTCAACACCAAGACCTGGAACTTGGATGCCGTATCTTAATAGAGAAGTTACAGAAAGTGATAAAAAGAAACACGAGAAGTGGCGTTGTAATTATGATGCTATGAAAGCTTTAATAAAACATCATCCTGATTATCAACTTAAACCTGTTATTTCAAGTGAAGAAGATTTACAGGAAGTAAAAGAGTTACAAAAAATATTAGATGTACCAAATGATAGGGTATATTTAATGCCTGAAGGATTAGAACCTAAACAATTAAATGAAAGACGAAGATGGTTGATGGACTTGTGTGTTCGTGAAGGTTATAATTTTACAGATAGATTACATATAATAGCTTATGGAGATATACGTGGAGTATGATTGGATAGGTTGGATAGGAACTGTAATGATTATATTTGGTTACTATTTCAACGCTAAAAAAATAAAAAATTGTTTTATAATTTGGGGATTAGGTAATGTTGCATTTTTAATATATGCTTATTTAATAGATGCACCACCTCAAATAGCAATAAGTGCATTCGTAATTGGTATGAATGTATACGGTTACAGACAATGGAGTTTAGATGAATAAAGAAGCAGTATTAAGTATTAGTGGTGGATTAGATTCTACTTCGTTGTTAATTCATTTATTAGATAAAAGTTATGATAAGATACATGCTATTAGTTTTTATTATGGTCAAAAAAATGAATTAGAATTAAAAAGATTAGAGTTAAATTTGAAATATTTAAAATCTTATAAATTTGATATAAATCATACGTATATGAATTTATCAAGCTTTATGAGTAAGTTTAATTCTTCTTTGACAAGTAAAAGTATTTATGTACCTACTGGTAAAACAGATGAAGATAAAATGAAATCAAACTTTGTACCAAATAGAAACGCTATTTTTTCAAGTTTGATTTATGGTTATGCAGTATCATTAGTAAAAGAAAAAGATGTTTATGTAGATATAGGATTAGGTGTACACGATGGTTCACATACAATTCCACCAGATTGTACTCGTATATTTTTTGAAAAATTAGAAAGTGCATTTAAAGAAGGTAATATTGAGTCAGATAAAATAAATTATTATTTACCATATGTTGATGGTTATAAACATTTGATTGTTAAAGATGCGATTAAATGTTGTGATAATTTAGAATTAGATTCAGAAACAATATTTAGAAATACTTTATCGTGTTATCATCCTAATAGTACAGGAATATCTTGTGGTAAATGTGGAGCTTGTAACGATAGAGTATTAGCATTTAAAACATTAAAAGTAAAGGATTCAATAAAATATGAGTAAATTAAAACATGCTAATGGTAATAATCCTTTAGATGAACAACAAAAATTAAATATGATTAAAGAAGCTTCTAAACATTATGGTCGTTATATGACAGCTCTTGGATTTGATTGGGAAAATGATCCTAATTCATCAGATACACCTATGAGAGTTGCTAAAGCTTTTGTTAATGATTTAGCAGATGGTGTTTATAATGGACCACCGAAGATTACAGCATTTGATAACGTTGATGGTTATGATGGTATAGTATTTCAAGGAAATATTAAATTACATTCTTTGTGTTCACATCATCACTTACCGTTTATAGGTAACGCTCACGTAGCATATCTTCCAACACCTGAAGGTAAAGTTATTGGACTTAGTAAACTAAATCGTATAGTTGAGTTTTATGCTAGAAGACCTCAAGTGCAAGAAAATTTAACAATGCAGATTCACGACCATATAAATAAAGAATGTAGTAAAAATATTGGTGTTGCAGTAATGATTGAAGCTAATCATATGTGTGCTTGTGTTCGTGGTGTTAAACACGATGCTACTATGAAAACTGCTAAGTTAAGTAATACGTTTAAAAGTGTAGATAGAGTTAGAGATGAATTTTATAATTTTATAAGGGATTTAAAATGAAAGAATTTGTAAGTTGGCAAGTAGTTGATGAGTGTGTAACTGAAATTGCATTTCACCTTAAAGATACAGGTAAAGATTTTGTAGGTGTGTTTGGAATACCAAGAGGTGGTGTGATATTAGCTGTTATGTTAAGTCATAAGTTAGACATACCATATATAACAGAATTTTGGAGAGTTGGTGATGGTGATATTGTAGTAATTGATGACATAGCAGATACAGGTAAAACACTTCAATGGTATAAAGAACAACCTGAAACTAAAGATGCACATTATGTTACAATTCATGAACACGAACAAAGTATAGTTAAACCTGATTATTCAGTTTTATATAAACAAGATAAATGGATTGTTTATCCTTGGGAAGTAGAAGAGTCAGAAGAAGTACAGGATTATTTAAGATGAGTAAGTTTATATATTTTCCTTCGTTTTCAGCGGGAGCGATGGGTAATTCATTAGAAAAAAATGTCAAATTAAAGAATGGTCTATCTATTAGATTTTATAGTGAAGAATTTCCAGAGAGGTTTAGACATAAAGAAATATTAATAACAGCAGGTCATCATTATAAAGATGAAAATTATAAAGATGATTTAGGATTAACAGATAAAAATCTTGTAATGGGAGATTCAGGTGGTTATCAGATTGCGTCAGGTGCTATCAAATGGGATATGTCTATTCGAGAAAGAATTTTTAAGTGGTTAGAACATAACTCTGATATTGCGATGAATTTAGATATACCACCTAAAATAAAATATGAAGGTATGTATGAAGAATGTTTAAAGATTAGTAAAGATAACTTTAAATATTTTACAGATAATCAATCAGGTAATACTGATTTCTTAAATGTTGTACAAGGTACAAATGAGTTTGAATATATAAATTGGTATAATGAAGTTAAAGATTTTCCTTTTCAAGGATGGGCTGTAGGTGGTGGAGGTAGAAGTGTATATGCTTTTATGTCAGGTGTAATGTCGTTATTGAATGGTAAAGAACATTTAAAAAATACAAATAAGTATTTTCATATTTTAGGTATATCTAAGATTTCAGATTTTTTAATGTTAAATCAATTACAAAAATCTTTAAATGAAGTAGGATCTAATATAGTTGTTACAACTGATAGTTCTTCACCAGATAGAGCAGTTGTTTTTGGTTCATACTATTTGAATTATAATTTTAAGAAAGCGACTTTTCAATCAATTAATGTACCTAAGTATGACGAGACTTTCAAGGATCAAACATTTAAATATTTACCAGTATCTACTGAATTTGATAAGGAATATTTAAGAGAGGCGTTAACGTGGGATGATACTATAGAATGGAAAGGTCAATGTACTATGGCTATAAGACTACATAATTTTATGCTTTTTAAAGAAGCTATTGAGAAAGCTGAATATTATGTTAATAGTCATGATTACATCTTAAAACAGATTTTATCTACTGATATGTATGAACTTTTAATGTCTTTAGATAAAATGGTTAAAAGTGATGATCCAAGAAAAGTATTTGAACAATATACACCATTATATAAGAAATTAAGTAATACTAAAACAGAACCTAAAGTTAACACTAATCATAAATTTTTTTAAGGAAATAAAATGAAACTAACACCAGAACAATTACAAGATAAATGGGATGAAGTAATTGAAATAATTAATGATACGTTTGAAGGTGAACGTAGAGATAACATTTTAAAAATGTATGAGTATTTTAAAGATAGAATGATGTTTGCACCCGCAAGTGGAATAGTGTATTATCATAACGCATTTCCAGGTGGTTATCTATGTCATATATTAAACGTTACACGATTCGCTTTAAAGATATATAGATTATATGAAGAGTTAGAATTACATACTTCAGAATATGATGAAGAAGCAATTGTATTCTGTGCACTACATCACGATTTAGGTAAAGTAGGTAATTTAGAGTATGATTATTATATACCTAATGAATCAGAATGGCATAGAATAAATCAGGGTAAGATGTATGACTACGATAAGAGATTACATTATATGACTGTTACGGACAGAGCTGTTTGGTTATTAAATCAGTTTGATATTAAGATGAACGAAGTAGAATATCTTGCTTTAAGATTAACAGATGGTATGTATGAAAAAGCAAATAAAGATTATTATATGGGTTATGGAGAATCAAAAAACTTGAAAACTAATTTACCTTATTTACTACATACAGCAGATATGTTAGCTACAAGATGGGAAAAAGAACAATATATGTTTAGTAAAGATTCTGATATAAATTATTCAGAAGTTTTAAATCCTGAATTAAAAGAAGAACGAGAACAACAGGAAGAAGAATCTGTAAATAATATTAAAGAAGCAATAACAAAAAATGAAACACCTGACATTTTATCAAAGAAATCTAAAGATTTGTTTGATGAACTATTTGGAGATAAATAATGATATTAGAAATAGTATTAGGATTACTTATTCTTACAGAGGGATATGTAATTTGGAATTTAACAAGAAAAACAGAATTATTAGAAACTTGGGTAGAAGATTTTACCCAAACAATAGAAACAGTTCAGAATGATTTAAAAGATATAGATTCTACAGGTCATTTTGAATCCGATGATGAAGTCGGAGCAGTTTTTAATCAGATAAAAGAAACAGTAAAACAATTAGAAAGTTATAAAGGAGAAGAAGAATAATGAGTACTAGTACAACATCAGGTTCAGTTAAACCCAAATCAATGATGAAGAAAAAAAGAAAAAAGAAAAGTAAAATGTATTTTGGTACTCCTGTACAAGAAGCTATAATACGATATAATAACGCTTCTAATCCTGTAATAAAAAATAGAATTTATAGAGAACATATTGCGGCTGCGTTTGAAAAAATGGCTGAAAATTTAATTCATACTTTTAAGTTTTATTACTTTGATTATCCACTTGAAGAAGTGAAACATGAAGTAGTTTCTTTTATGGTAATGCAAATGCCTAAATATAAAGCTGATAAAGGTAGAGCTTTTTCTTATTTTTCTGTAGTTGGAAAGAACTGGTTAATACTAAATAATAATAACAATTATAAAAAAATGAAAATACACGATAACTTAGATATATTAGATTACAAAAGAAATTTAGTTTCTGAAAATACTGTTAGTGAAGTTGATGAATTTAATGTAGAGTTTGTAAATCAAATGTTAGATTATTGGGAAAATAATATTACAAATATATTTCGTAGACAAAAAGATATATTAGTTGCAGATGCGGTGTTAGAATTATTTAGACGTAGAAAAAATATAGAAAATTTTAATAAGAAAGCTTTATATATTATGATTCGTGAAATGACTGGTTCTAATACTCAACATATTACAAGAGTTATAAATCAAATGAAAAATTATTATTATAGTATGATGAGTGAGTTCTCAGTTACGGGAATGATAGATACTTCTAATACGGGTAGTATATTTTAATGGTCATAGGGCCGGGGCTGTAGCTCAGTTGGGAGAGCGCCTCCCTTGCACGGAGGATGTCGCAAGTTCGAGTCTTGTCAGCTCCACAATAAAAAAGGGGAACTATATGTTCCCCTTTTTATGTGCTCGATAGTGTAGGACTATCAAACTATTTCGTACCTACTTACGAAATAAACCCACCAACACCAACAATGCGACGAGTCCAGCGAAACCAGATTCGCCGAAACTGTTTATGATTGATGTCAGGTTACCTATAACGTTGACGCCAAAGATACCAGTTCCAAAGATTACTTCAGAAACAGCACCTATAGCAACAAAGGACATCATTAGATGAGCTAAGTCATCAATGTATCCTTTGACCATTGTTATGATTTCCTTCATGGTTATCTCCCGTTAGTTAGAAACAAAAGGGTAATTAGTTAACTAAAAACCCTCAATAATAACTATATGGTCAATAAATAATAAATTTTGATATATATTTATATATTAGAGTTTTTAGGTTATATAATATTTATATATGAAGAAAAATACCAAGGTTAAATATGAGTATAGATTACGAAATCTTTGAAGGTAAATCACTATCATCCCTTTTTAAAGATATTTATGATAACACAAAATATAATAGAAAACAGCTTGATGTTCTAACAAGAGAACTTGTTCAATTCATCAAAGACGGTGATACTGCTGTTCAAATGGTTCCAATGATAAAAGAGTATCTTGAAATTAATGTTAAGAATGATGACCAACTTGTTAAAATGGCTGGTATTGTTCAAAGACTTATTTCAGCGGAAGGTAAAGCTGGTTCTGAAGATGAATATGGTTTATCAGAAGAAGAAAAAACACAACTACTTTCTGGTATAGAAACTACTATAAAAGATATACAAATAGAATCAGATAAGATACACGAAAAGATAGAATCATCAAAAAAGGCAAATTAAATGGCTTTTAGAGTTAAACGAACTGTAGATACAACTACATCTATCCCTACAGGAATACCATCTTTTACCAGAATAAGTCAAATGGTAAAAAAATTAATAAATGCTTCACAGTACGATTATCATGAATCGGAAGCGTTTGAAGTTAGAGAAGTAAATTTAAATGCATCATATAAAGGTTATGGAGCAGTAACAGGTACATTTATAAACAATCCTACTCAAGAAATACTCGGTGGAGTGGTTTTACCGTTAATGCCTAATATTACCAATATACCTGTTATCGGTGAGCATGTAGTAGTTACAGAATATAATGGTCAACATTATTATACAAGTATTGTAAATAGAAAAAATTCACCGAATGAAAACGCTATACCTGGTGCTAGTGGTACTTATGAAAAAGATACCAAGTACGGTGATACATTTGAACGAAAAGATATTAGAAGAGTTGAAGTAAATGAAGGTGATATTGTTTATGAAGGTAGATTTGGTAATTCAATAAAACTTGGTAGTGACTCTACTAATGGTTCACCAGTAATTAAAATAAGAGCGGGACAAACATTAGATACTGAAACGAAAGATATCTTTCAAAAACCAGTAAAAGAAAGTATAGATAATGATAATTCATCTATTTATTTAATATCAGACGGATTAGTCGGTGAAACGTTTGAAGAAGAACAAATTACAGGGAAAAAAATACTAATAAAATCTGATGGTATATTTATTAGTGGAAGAGATAATATTAGATTAAAAGCTTTAAACAGTATAAGTTTAAATTCTGATGTAATTAATTTAGGAAGTGAAGCAAATGAATCGGTTGTTAAAGGTGAAGAATTGAAAAAAATAATTGATATGTTGTTAGATTCAGCTATAGGTTCAAAAACAGCAGAAGCCGCTGTTCAATCAGGACTCGGTAATTTACCAGGAGCTGCTCAATTAACAGCTGAAGCAACAGAATTACAAACTATAAAAAATCTACCAGCGGCACCATATTTAAGTACAAAAGTAAAAACAAGTTAGGAGTTATTATGACTAAGAAACAGTTAATGAAAATAATCACAGAAGTAATCCGTAAAGAAGTGAAAAAAGAAGTAGAAAAGATATTTATTAAAGAAGGAACTTCTAGTAAATTAGTTGATACTGTAAGTCGTACTAAGATAATTCCAGAGGTTTTAGAACCAAAGGAAGAAGTACAGTATACTAAGAATAAAAGTTTAAATAAAGTTTTAAACGAAACTGTTGGGTTAGCAAAATCACAAAAAGAGTTTGATGAGTATCCAACTTTAGGTAATGGTAGTTTTGATACATCAAAAATGACAGAACTTATGGGATATGGAAAAACTGATGAAGTAAAAAGAGATATAGTGGCGGTTGATACTTTAAAGAAAGCGGGTAAATCAATTAATGATGTTCCAGAACACGTAACAAACGCATTGACAAGAGATTATAGTGATTTAATGAAAGCTATGGATAAAAATAAGGGGTAATAAATGTCAAGTGCTAGAGAAACAGATTTAAATCCTAATACATATATTGGACTTTCATTTCCATTGAGGAGAGATAAGTTTCATGACTTTGCACTGACTAAGAATTCATTACAACAAGCAGAACATAATCTTAAAAATTTATTACTAACATATCCAGGTGAAAGAGTTGGTCAACCAGAGTTCGGTAGTAGATTAAGAGCGTTGTGTTTTGAACAAATGGATGATACATTACCACAACGAATAGAGGAAGAAGTTAGAAAATCAGTTTCTACTTGGTTACCCTATATTAATATTATAGAAGTAGTTACATTAACAGAAGAAGGTGATAAGAATAAAATTTTTGTTAGAATGAGATATTCTACATCATTAAACCCTCAAACGATACAACAAATTGAACTGGATACAAGTTATACAGCTACAATACAATAATAGGAATTTATAATGGCTCGTACAAGTGTAAAAAAGAATATGGTAAAATCAGTCAATTATCTCAATAGAGATTTTAGTGATTTTAGAGATGATTTAATTGAATTTGCTAAAGTATATTTTCCAAATACATATAATGATTTTAATGAAGCTTCACCTGGTATGATGTTTATTGAAATGGCGGCATATGTAGGTGATGTACTTTCTTATTATATAGATTCTCAATTCAGAGAATCATTATTAGCATATGCTGAAGAAAAAAGAAATGTATATAATATAGCACAGTCATTTGGATATAAACCTAAAGTTACTTCACCGTCCAGTGTAGTGTTAGATGTATTTCAAAGAATACCTGCATTAAACGCAAAACCAGATTATAGATATGCTTTAAATGTTAAAGCTGGTGCAACAGTAACCGCAGCTAGTACAGGTGCAACATTTAGAACATTAGAAGATTGTAATTTTAAATTTTCAAGTTCTTATGATCCACGTGATGTTACTATTTTTGAATCTGATAGTGGAACACCAACAAAATTTTTATTAAAGAAAAAAGTAAAAGCTGAAAGTGGAACTATAGCTACTGAATACTTTTCTTTCAGTAGTGCTGAAAAATATGCACAAATTAAATTATCTAATCCGAAAGTTATAGAAATAATTTCAGTAACAGATAGTGACAATAATAAATGGTATGAAGTTGATTCTTTAGCTAGAGATACTATTTTTGAAGATATGGAGAATAATTCATCTAATGACCCTACTTCTGTAATTAATAGAGAAACATCTCCATATATTTTAAAACTAAAGAAAACTTCACGAAGATTTACAGCGTATATAAATCAAAATGATTTTACTGAATTACGATTTGGAGCTGGTATATCGGATAATCCAGATGAAGAAATTATTCCTAATCCAGACATGGTTGGTTCAAGTTTACCAGGTAGTCCTAGTTATCTTACTACTGCATTTGATCCTAGTAACTTTTTAGAAACAAAAGCATTTGGTTTAGCTCCATCTAATACAACTTTAACTGTAAAATATGCTTACGGTGGTGGTATTGATGATAATGTAAATTCAGATGATATTGTTGAGTTATCAAGTGTTTCTTATGGGATAGAAGATAATTTATTATCAACAGCATTAGTACAAGAAGCAAAAGATTCTGTAGCGTTTACTAATCCAAATCCAGCTACTGGTGGTTCTAACGGACAAACTATAAGAGAAGTAAGAGAAAGTGCACTAGCATTTTTTCAATCTCAACAAAGAAGTGTTACTAAAGAAGATTATATTGTTAGAGCGTATTCATTACCAGCTAAATATGGTAATCTCGCTAAAGTACATTTAGTACAAGATGATCAATTGAATAAGACAGTAGGATTGGATAATTTAGAGAGAAAAGTAACTCAAGCAGATGTTGACGCTAATAAAACTATAAAACAGTTACAAGTAAGAGTACCAAATCCTTTAGCGATGAATATGTACACATTAGGGTATAACTCTAATAAAAAATTATCAGCTTTAAATCAGACTGTTAAAGAAAATTTAAAAACATATTTGTCTCAGTATAGATTAGTTACAGATGCAATTAATATTAAAGACGCGTATATTATAAACATAGCAGTTAGTTTTGCTATACTAACAAAATCAGGATTTAACAAAAATGACGTACTTCTTAGATGTGTAACAGTAATTAAAGATTTCTTTAATATTGATAGATGGCAGATAGGTCAACCTATTGTGTTATCTGATATAGCTTATGAATTATCATTAGTAGAAGGTGTAGCTACTGTAGTACCACCAGTAGAAAATAATCCTGATAAGTTACCAATTTTAATTGAAAATAAATATAAAGTTTCAGCTGGATATTCTGGTAACTTTTATGATGTAGAAAGTGGTTTAATAGATGGTGTAATATATCCAGCGTTAGACCCAAGTATTTTTGAAGTTAAATATCCTGATTCAGATATTAAAGGTAAAGTTTTAGGTGATAACTTAGGTATAGTGGAGTAGATAAATGCATTATTTTACATTCGCAGATAAAGATACAACTATTTATGAAGTTAGTAGTAGTATGAACACTGGATTAGATGAAATATTAGAAGTAAGAAAAGATATTAGTGATACAGGAGATCAGATAAATGTTTCTCGTATATTAATTAAATTTGATATATCTGATTTATCTGAATCAATTTCTCGAGGATTAATTCCACAACCATCAAACGGACATTATGCTTCAAGTTCATATTATTTAAATTTATATGATGCTAATCCGACAGCGTTAGCTACATCACAGAGTTTATTCGCTTATCCAGTTAGTCAGTCTTGGACTATGGGTGATGGTCATTCTTATGATAATCCAATATCAAAAGAAGGTGCAAGTTGGACATATAGAATTGGAAAGATTAACGGAACACTATGGGCAGCTCAAGGTCCTAGTGCTTCTGGTGGACAATGGTATAGTGGTAGTGAATATGAAGCTTCTTTTTCTTTTGACCAAGATACTTCAGATGTTAGAATGAATGTTACTGATATATTTAGTAAATGGTTAGATAATACTATTGGAAATGACGGATTTATGATAAAAAGAAGTGGTAGTGTTTCAAATCAGAATAGTGGTAGTGATGAAGGTAGTACAACTAAATTCGGTAACTTTTCATTTTTCTCATCCGATACTCATACAAAATATCCACCAACATTAGAAGTTGTATGGGATGACTCAAAATGGTCTACAGGTTCATTATCACCAATAACAGGTTCTGATTTAGAAGATATGGTTATGTATATGAAAGGATTACGACCAGAATATAAAGAAAAAAGTAAAGCAAAATTTAGAGTTGTAGGTCGTGGAAGATTTCCAACTAAAACATATTCAACAACTCCTTCTAATTTATCTGTGAAGTATTTACCTAGTGGTTCATCATACTATTCTATTAAAGATGCAGAAACAAATGAAACAGTTGTACCTTACGGTAGTGGTTCTAAATTAAGTTGCGACTCTTCAGGTAACTACTTTAATGTTTGGATGAATGGATATCAACCTGAAAGATATTATAAACTAGAGTATAGAGTGATAAGTGGAAGTGGAACCGCTGATGAAACTGACTTATATTTTGATGAGGGATTTACATTTAAGGTATCGTTATAATGCCGTATACAAAATCAGAATTAGAAACTGTAAGTTTTTATCAAGACTTTGTAACGAAACTACGTGATAAGTATTTTGATGAAATAAAAACGTTTCTTAATAATAAATTTAGAAGAGATGGGATATTATATTCCTTTGAAGATATATTTACGGGTTTAGGTATTGAAGATACTCCAACAGGAGAAGACTCAGAATATTCTTTTTTACGTAAAGAGGATTATTCAATGTATACTGCATCAGAAAAGATAGCCGCAAAAAATGATCCTGAAATTCAATTAGAACCAGAAGTAACTGATCATAGAGAAGATCAATATTCAAAATCTAAAGGTAGATATCCGTTATATGAAAAGAGTGATATTTTAAATAAAGTAATAGATAGAGAAATTTCAGAATTAACAACACCTGAACCAACTGGAGGTACACTTCCTGCTGGAATAAAAAACGGTGATAGAGTGGCAGTAGAAAATGCTTTTCAATACGGTACATCACTAGACCCTTTAGATATTTGGTTTATTGAAGATAATAAAAAAAGAAAATATCAAAGTAAATTTGCTTTTTTTAGTAGTGTATATAGTAAAAGTTCTGTAAAATTATTTGAACAAAGTGTTATTGATTTAATAGTTGATGGTAAAGATATAACAGTTGGATTTAGTAAATGGGACACAGATAACGCTTCAGAAGGTGTATATTAATGGCTAGATTAAATGAAAAAGATTTACCCTTATTAAGTGATGGTAAAACAGCATCGTTACTTGGTGCTGGCTACGCATATTTGGGTGGTAACTTTACAACTAATCCTAATGATTATGTACAAATTTCAATTTATGATACGAATGATAATTTTTTAGAAAGTGCCATAGTAGGTTCTGATGATTATATATACAATGCCGGAGAAGTAAAATTAAAAACAGGAACTATACTTAGAAGAATGGGTTATGATAGAGGTAGATATGTTGTAAAATATAATTTTTTTAGAAAGTTAGCAGGATCGTATGAAAATATATTAGTTGATGAAAATAATAATAGATATTTCGGAAATTATTCTTTTAATGAAGAGACTGGAGAAATAACTGATGTAAATGGTAATAGAATATATTTAAAAGAATATAAATATTTTACACACGAAATATCACCATCAAGAAAAGAAATTAGATTAGTACCTCAACGTATTAATGATAGACAATATAGAGATGATTTCTTTAATTTACAAACAGAACTTAAAAAAGTAGACGGTGACGGTGAGATTAAATTTGCAGGTGATGAAGGTGGTAAAGCTGATAGTTTAACAATGGAATATGTCGATTCAGATAAAAGTTTTCCATCACAACTAGCTAATGGTTATATTGTATTAAATAATGTATTCGCTCAACCATTGAAAGCTCCATCAGGATCAATATCCGAACCACCAGATATACCTTATGGCCCAACTGGTACTGCAGGTTTTCCTGAGAATCCCATAGACGAGGATAGTTCTGTTGAAGTTAATGATTGGACATGGGGTTATTACCAAGAACAAACTGGATTAGTTGATGGATATTTCGCAGATAGTGACAATAATAAATGGCGATATAAAAAAACTGGAAGTGTATTTGATTTTACTTACATACCTGATGATGAATACCCACCTGATATTGATTAAGAAGAAATAAAATGTCTAAGAATCCAACATTAAGTCCATATATTTCAAGAGTTACTTCGGTAGGTAGTACAGGTATATCGTTAAGCAAAACCTGGAATGAAGTTTTAGATTCAATCCAATCAAAACCAATTTCTGAAAATACTTCAGTTGCAAAATCTGCTAATTCAACTTTTACTGATTGGAGTATTATTTACAAACATAACGATAAAAGAGATTTAAGTACATTTTTACATTTCGGTGATGATAAAATACTGTTAACTGTAAACTCTAAAACTGATGATAACTTATTTCCTAAGTATCCACATTCTGTTGTTTATAAATTATACGAACCGTTACCAGATGATGTAGAAGTAAAAGATAATGTTTTTGTAGTAAGAGAAGTATTACCACCGTTAACTGAAACAGTTGAACTAGTTCCATATGATCAAGAAGATGAAGATGTACTAGTATTAAAAGTACCTGATTCAACACAAGTAGATTCACCAATAACTAAACGTTCAACTGAGTTTAAAACTTATGATGATTTAGTTACATCAGATGTTAGACTTAAAAAAGAAATAGAAGATAAATTTATTAGTGGTAGTCAACAACCTGTTGATTTAAATATAGATTATTCCAACTATGAAAATTTTATTAATTTTTCTTCAGCTGAAAAAAGATTAAAAAACTTTAAATATAAAATAAGTCTATTAGACGGATATATACAAGAGAGTGCTTCATTAGTAAATATTACTAATTCTACGAATGATTTAGTTTCGTATGATAACAAAATAAGAAAATTAAAAAGTAATTTTGACGGTTATGAAAGTTATCTCTATAATATAAGTTCTTCTTATAAATCTAGTTCTATGGGAGAAACACTTGATGCTTCGTGGCCAAAAACTGGAAGTGGATCTTATGCTGATCCTTATAAACCGTTGAGTGCATCAAGTACAGCGTTTACTAATTGGTACGGATCTATACCTTCACAAAAAGGACAATTATATAGTGCGTCATTATACGATAGAGATAACCCAAATAGATTAGTTAATCTTTTACCTAATCATATAAGTACAGATGTAAGTAATAAACAGTTTTTAGATTTTATGGATATGATAGGTCAACAATTTGATGAATTATGGACTTACACAAAAGCAGTCGCAGATATAACAGATAGACAGAATGATTTAAGGGAAGGATTTTCTAAAGATTTGATTTATACTTTAGCTAAATCTTTAGGTTGGGATATACAAGACGGTAAAGATTTATTAGAGTTAAGTAGAATAGGTTTTGGTCAGAAAGTGAGTGGAAGTGGTGATTATTCCTTATATACATCAGGTTCTATTAGTTCACCACCAGAAGCAGATATATCTAAAGAGATAACAAAAAGATTAATAGCTAGTATGCCATATATACTTAAATCAAAAGGTACTATAGGTTCTTTTAAAGCAATTATGAATTGTTATGGTATACCTTCTTCTATATTAAGAGTGAGAGAATATGGTGGGATACAAAAATCAAATCAACGAGATACGTTTGAAATATCAAGAAAGTTTACTAAAGCATTAGGATTTAGGGGTTCTCAGTACGTTACAAGTAGTTGGGCAGATGACGGAACTACAGATAGAAAACCTGAAACAGTAGAATTAAGGTTCAGAGCAGTATCTGGTTCTGATCAGATTTTAATTCAAAAAGATGCGAAGTGGGCTATTAAGTTAAAAGACAACGCTTCATCAGATAATAACGGTACAGTTTCATTTATGTTATCTGGTTCAGATGGTTATAAAGAAATAAGTTCATCATTATTACCAGTATTTGATGGTGAATATTATTCAGTAATGTTAAAGAAATCAACGTTAAATATTGAATTATTTTCCTTTCCAGGATTTGATACTGGATCAATATTTAATCCACCTTTTGTACCAGGTACAAATAGTGCAGAAAACGGAGTAATAAAAATAGTAAGTAGTTCTCAAGCAGTAACACGTTCATCTGGAAGTAATAGTTTACTTCATAAGAACACAGCCGATGCGGGATCAGATAGTATTTCGTATTCTACTTTATATAAAAATGACGCTACTTTACCAGATTATGATGCGTCAATAGCTAGTGTTAGTGAAGGTGATATTTATAAGTTTTCTGCTTATGCAAAAGTTTCTTCTAGTGGTGTTGATTCAGTAGGTAGTTTAACTTTATTTGAATTAGATAGTAGTGGTAATGTTGTTAATTGGGATGATGAACAACTTTATACTTCAATTGATGGTGGGGTCAAGACTTCTGATGTCGTAGGTTTAAATGAAACTGATTGGAATCAAATACAAGTAACTAAAACTATAAAGTTTAGTAATACATCAGGATTAGGTATACGTTTAGAAAATCGTAAACCAGGTTCAACTATTTATTGGGATGATGTATCAGTAAGAAAAATTTCTACAAATACAGATTCAATATCTGGTTCATTTACTTATGATTTATTTGTTAAAAAATATGACGCGGGATTAGATAGAATATTACATTCATCTAAAACATCAATGGTTATTACTGGTTCTAATGCTGTATCATATTCATATAACGCATCTTGGACTGGTAGTGGAGATTTATATCTTGCTGGTGGTCCTACTTCAGGATCATTTAGTGCAAATAAATTAACAGGTTCTTTAATGGAATTTAGATTATGGAATGAACCATTAAAAGAAAGTAGATTTAATACTCATGTTTCAAATCCAAAGTCTTATATAGGTAATACACCAACTTCTTCATATTCTAATTTAATTAGAAGATATTCATTTGACGACAATACTACATTATCTGATACAAGTACTATTAGAGATGTAAGACCTAATCAGAATACTACTGTAGCAGGATATACAAATGGATTTGGTGGAGCAAATATGTTTGAATCAGTTGTAGATAAAACTAAAACTACAATACCAAATCACGGTCCTAATAGAAGAAGTGCAACTAAAATAAGAATAGAAAATAATTTTATAAGTGGTAGTTCTGCTGGATTAAGTAGAACTCAAAGATGGGATAGTAGTGCAAATGATTATTCACCTACAGATTCACCTAAAGTTGGTATATACTTTTCACCAGTTGACGCTGTAAATGAAGATATTATATTATCTTTTGCGAATTTAGATTTTAATAAATATTTAGGAGATCCTAGAGATAATTTTAAAGAACATTATAGTGAGTTAAAAGATGTATCAACTCAATATTTTAAAAAGTATGATGATAATAATGATTTTTGGGATTATATGCGTATTGTAAAATATTATGATCAAAGTATATTTAAACAACTTAAAAAAGTAATACCGGCACGTACAAAACCACATTTAGGAACAGTTGTTGAGGGTAATATTTTTGAAAGACCCAAATCACCAGTTCAAAGAAACAATCCATCTTTTACAAAACCTTTTTATGACAATACAATAAATATTTCATCTCTTGAACAAGAACATGAGGATAGTGGATCAGTAATGTCTATAGAAACTGAATATCCAACACATTTAGCTACTATTACTGAATCACTATTTAGAGATCCTTCATTATATAGACTTTCAGCTAGTGATAATTATGAAGATAGAAATTTGTATTCAGGTAGTTCAGCTAAATACGGTGGTCCTAATTATGTTTTCTCAGAAGCTACTGGTTCAATTGTATTAAAAAATACTATATCACAATATAATCAAGAATATAGTTTCATATACACAAGTTCAGGTGATTTTGATATAAGTCTTAAAAAGAGCATTAATAGATTTGAAAACCTTTATCATACTAAATCATTAATAGATTCTGATTTAGATCCTGGATATCAACATATAACAGCATGGAATAGGTCATTTTATGAAGGAGTAAAGAATACTTCTGATACAACTTTAGATGGAGATTTACCTATTATTATTAGAACGACATCACCAACAGTAGCTGTACCTACAGATTCACCAGACGCAAATTTAACTATAATTGATAAGGAAAGATAAAATGTATAAAAACTTTACATTTAGATATTTATTTTTAGAAAAGTTATATCAATTTTTAATTTATGGAGATAATTAAGTGGGATTTTTAGATAATTCTAGTATTACAGTAGATGCGATTATTACAACAAGAGGTCGCGAAATACTTTCTCAAGGAGGTAATTTTGATATAACTAAATTTGCTCTAAGTGATGAAGAAATAGATTATACGATGTATGATTCAACACATCCAGATGGAAATTCTTCTTTTGGTTTAATGATTGATAATACTTCAGTATTAGAAGCTACTCCAAATAGAACTGATCTTCAAAGTTTTTTAGTAGATAGTTCACAGATGGGTTCTTCAATCACATTTCCAGTAACAGACTGGAGAGGAGTACATTGGGGTGCTAAATTTAGTGCAAGACCAGTAACAGTCGGAACAGAAGAGGAAGAAGCGGAAGATTATACATTTACAATTGAAAATACAAACATAGTTCGATTTAATAGATATTTTTTTGAAGGTCAACCTTGGGCATCAGATGCATGGTTTAGAAGTACTGATAATAATGCATTTGTAGCTAAAGGGATTGAATTTAGAGCACAGTCAATAAATTCAGTTGGAATGACAACTATTACAGTCAGAGGAAATGTTTCAGGAATAACTAAAGTACTTACTGTAGAAGTTAGAGCTAATCCTGATTCAAGTGTCAGTCCGTTTAATAATACAGTAGATGTAACAGATGAATCTGTTTACATAACACCATGGAGATAAAAATATGGGATTTTTAGATAACACAAGCGTTACAGTTGACGCTATTTTAACAAAAAGAGGTAGAGAGATTTTGTCTACTGGAGGTGATTTTGAAATTACTAAATTTTCACTTAGTGATGAGGAAGTTGATTATACGTTATATGATGTAACTCATCCTAATGGAACTGATTATTATGGAACAGTTATTGAAAATATGAATTTATTAGAAGCAACACCTAATAGAACAAATTTTAGAAGTTTTCTTGTAAATCAATCATTGGCTGGTGCATCAGTTAAATTAGATACTTTGAATTATAATCAAGTAAATAAATTAACTACACTAGCATTAAGTCCAACAACAATTGGATCACCTGATGAAAATTATACATTTACAATTGAAAATACAAATGTAGTTAAGTTTTCTAATAACTCAACAGCTAGAACAGTAACAGCAAAAACTGTAGAACTAATTGCTCAATCTGTTAACCCAGGAGCTACAACAACTGTTACAGTAACAGGTGTAAATTCTGGTGTAACAAATATAGTTACTATTTCTGTAAAAGCTGATGCTGCTTCAAGTAAGGATCCTAGTGGTCCTCAAAAGACAGTTAAAAGAACATTTCAAAGACAACAACAGTCTCAAGAACAGTCTCAACAAGAGAAACAAGAAGGAATTAAAAGAGAGGTTTAAAAGAAACCTTTAGGTAGTATCATATAGGAGAATATAATATGGCTTTTTATAAAATGTTTAATCCAGATGAAGATGTAAATGAAGATAACGCTATTGTTACATCAGGATTATTTCAAGATGGTGCATCAAGTATAACAGCGTTTCATACATCATCTACACAATATTCAAACACAGGTGACTATTCAATTGATGCGTATAGATATAATCCTGGTACTAATGCTTCAGCATCAGTACAATTTGGAGTAGCATATGGACATAGACATGGTAGTGGTTCTTTAGGAACAAAAGGTGCGACAGGAGATAGAACTACTGCAGCTATTTTTGGTCAATTTAATAATTTAATAAATCCACCAGAAACTACAGCTTTTAAGTTCCAAGAAAATACTACATCAAAACAAATATACGCAATTGTTTTTAACAGAGCTAGAATGCGTGAAGCTATTGAACCTGGAGGTTGGGAATTACGTTTACATGCGGGTGGTACAGGTACTACTACGATAAAACTTATTGATGATTCATCTACAAACAAAGGTGGTAATACAGATCAAAGAAATTTTGCTCCAGAATATAATGTTGTTAGTGGTACATTAAGTGGTGGAACTACAATAAACACAGCAGCATCAGCTGAAACTTCAGGTAATGGTGGTTCATATGGAACTTTTTATCCAAAACTTGGTGTTATTTTATTAAATCCTGAAAGATTACAAGCAGCTCCACTTTTAATGGCTACAGTAAGTGCTTCAAATACTGATAATAGAAATGATTTAACTTTTTTCGAAGCGATAAAAAGTGGTTCTTATTTTCAAGTAAAAAGACAAGAAGAAATAACTTCACGTCATTATTTTGTTAGAGCAACTGCAAATAACTTTAACTCTACAACAAATGAAACTTTTTACACAGAATCAGTTTCTGGAGTGAAACAAGTTATATCAGGTTTAAGGACAGATCCTAAAGTTTATATTACTACAGTAGGTCTTTATAATGATGATAATGAATTACTTGCAATTGCTAAATTAAGTAAACCAATATTAAAATCAAAATCAAGGGAAGCCCTAATAAAAGTAAAACTTGACTTTTAAGGGCTAGTTTATCATGTCCTTCAGAAAAAATCTTGAACCCGAAGATGTTCTGATATCATCCTTTCAAGTGCATAAATCTTTTACGTTTACTGATGCTGATAGTGGAAGTGGAGTTTATGCAGTTAATCTTGTAAAAGGTACTGATTCTAATTCATATAATTATAATCCATCTTCTGCCGACTCTTCTAGTTTTGGTACTGGAAGTGCAGATTCACCGAAAACAAGAACATTTTTTCATGTTCCGTTATATCATTCTATTAATAAATTATATTATAAAGATATAGATAATATTAGAGGATATGTTGATTACTTTAGAGGTGTACCTACTTCGTCAGATGCGATTTTTAATTATACTTCAACAAGAAATTTATATGATACTAATTTACCACTTAGAATACCTCATACAAGACAACTAAAAAATAATGCAGTACTTATTACTGTTCCACAAAAGTTTTATGGAGAACATATAAAACCTACATCTATTAAATTAACAGATAATAGTACTTCTAAAACATTTATATTACGTGATGATGGATACGGTAATTTATATGATGAAGCATACAGTTCAAGTTATGCTTCTAGAGCACCAGATACAAATCATAGTGGTAGTTTAGTTGGTAATGTTTTTTATAATGATGGAGTTATTGTTATTACTGAGACAGGATCATATTCTACAGTAGGAACTGGTAAAGGTTCTGATGGATTTAGTTTAAAACTTGAATCATCACAAACAATATATGAAAGAGAATACGTTTGTAAAGTGACTGAAGATGAGTTTCAACATACTACGAATAGAAGTTTAAAAGTTGGTTATAGTGGTAGTGTAGCTTTTTCAGGTAGTGCATTCTCTTCATCTTTTTCTAATACAATTCATGATGGATTTCCATATGATATAACAGGGTATGCTACAAGTTCATATGGAACATCAAAAGAATATGAAATAGGTACTAAATTAATTGGTGAATCTACACATTCTGAATTCGCAACCTATGTTTCAACTATAGGTTTATATAATGATCAAAATGAATTATTAGCAGTCGGTAAAACGGCTAAACCGATAAAAAATGATAAGGAATTAGCATTAACTTTTGTTGTAAGATTTGATACAAATTAATAAATAATTAAATATTTATAGTTGTATAGAATTTTTTATTTGGAGAAAAAAATGAGAAAATTATTAATTACATTAATATTATTATCTACTTCTTTATTTGGACAAGAATTTATTCTTAACTTTTTCAAATATTCCACAGCGTATGCTAGCTTTAGTTTAAACGCTCCACGTCATCAAGACGATAGATTTGCTATTATAGGTGGATTATCTACAGGTCAATTAGAAGTAGATAGAAATAAACGAGAATTGAAACCAGATTTTCAAAAATCATTTGGATTGAGAAAAATTGGTAGATTTAAATACGAACCAAAACGAGGTGTTAAGAATGCGGGAAATGGTGGAACTTGGTATGATGGTTCAGAACAAAACGCGAATGAAAATGCTACATTTGGACCAGTTAAAGGATGGGAATATTTGATTAAATGGTCAGAAGGTCGTCAATGGGGTAATGAATATCTCAATCAAGAATATTGGTTAAGATATACTGGTGATTGGTTAATGACTAAAGTTGGATATACTGAATTAGGATTAGAAGACATTACATATTTACAAGGTGACATGAGATTAAAATGGACACCACCGATATTAGATGATAAATTAAATTTAAGTGTTGGTTTCAAACACAGACAACATCCTGTTTATGGATTTGATGCTATGGTATTAGATACAACTTGGTATCGTGGTTCTTGGTGGGATTTTGCAGAAGATGCCTTTGGTATTGATGACAACGCTTGGTTTACAGAAGATTATCATTTGAATGGTGACCAAGATATTCAATTATATGAAATAGACCCTGTAAGTGGTGAGTTAAGACCAATTGAAGGTGGAGGTCCTTTTTGGAATGATGATGGTAGATTTCTTGGAGTTGATTGGTTGTGGAGAGATGAGAACGGTAGAATATTTGCTTATACAGATAGAGAATATTTCTTATATCACTTTCCAGGTATGTTAGAAAAATATATTAATGGAGTAAAAAAGAATTTAGGATATCAAAGAGAAACATCACTTGTAGTCGGTGTTGATTATTATCATTATGATGATAATTGGTGGTTACACACTTGGGGTAATTGGTTACCTTATCATTTTGGACACGATAAATATTCATATCATAACGGAGCACATTATCAAACTCATTTGGAAGAAAATAAAGCTCCAGAAAATTTTATGTTTATGGATCCAATGTGGCATTCTTGGAATGATTTTGATTTAGGTGCAATTTTTGGTGTAAAACTACAAGATAATCTTGGAGTATTTGCAGAAGGTCGTTATCTATATTATTGGGAACGACCAGCATATGAGTTTAAGTTTGGTATAAATTATCAATTTGTAGGATTTTAAGAGAAATAAAATGCCTAATAGAAAAGCAAAAGATAGGAAATGGAAAAAACGTAAACTTAATGAGAAATGGAAAAAAGAAGGTAGAACGGCAGTCCAACATAAAAAGTGGTTAAAGAAAAATAAAAATAAAAAAGATATAATGTGGGGGAAATAAATGTTTAAAAGAGTATTACTTGTAATAGGGTTATTACTTTTTAGTTGTGAGGATAAAGAATATATTCCTGTATCATCTATAAATATGTGGTTAAATGGAGAAGAAGTAGATGTTGAACGAACTTATAAATCTATAACTACTTATGGTTCGAGAGATACTTATATAGATTCTACAGGTTCAGACGGAACTTGGATTGTAGTACAAAAAACAAGAAAAATATTTGTAATTCATTTTCAGGCAGAAGATGGTAGAATTCTTGCTGAAAATGAACACTACGCACTCATTTTTGTAGATTGGGATGCAGCTAGTTTTACTACAAGTTTAATTAATGAGGGAATTTATACTAATCCAGCAACAAATGATAGAGAAGTATTGTTACAAATAGTAGGTCCGTACGATTATACAATAGGAGCTGAAGCGGAGATAACTAAACTTCAAATGTTACCATCAGGACAATATGTAAGTGGAAGAGCAGAAGGAAGTTTCTATAATCCATTTGCTGACGCTGAAGTATATGGTATTTTAGAATTTGAAAATTTACTTATATCAACTGATGAAGAGAATACAACATATTATAATATACAAAGGGATTAAAATGAAGAAATTAATATTTTTACTTGCACTACTAATTCCAATTTCAGCTCAAGAAGTTGAAAAGGAAGAAGTAAAAGAAACTCCAACTGAAAAAGTTATTAGACATATTCAAGACGCAGACTTTAGAAAGTTTGAAGCGGCTCATCGTAGAGCTCATTCGAAACACAGAGGAGATCATTCAGTTAGAAAATCAAAACCTGAAATACATTGGTTTAGTAAGGTCGTAGTCATAACAGGTGCAGGTGTGATTGGATATTATATTGGTTTAAATGAAAGAAAAAAAGGTCGTAAAGGTAGTTGGAATAGACCTGGATATTATTGGGGTGAAAGAAAATGATTTTAGAAGTATTATTACCGCTATTTATTATATTGTATTGGTTTAGTGAAGGTGTAACAGAAGGATATACTTGGGCTAAAGCAAAGAGAAGAAAAGAAAATAAATTAATTCATCCTAATAATGGTAAAAATGGTATTATGGATTATCATGGTTGGAGAATATTTGAAAACTTAGGTGTATGGGGTACAGTAATTACCGCTTATTTTATGAAACCGTGTTGTGATGTACCTGTTAAATCTTTTTTTCTATTAGGAATTGGTGCTTGGTTAATTGGAACTTTTTGTTATGAAGCTGCATTAAACCATATTTATTACAATAAGATATGGAAGCCAGTTGATTATAAGTGGCACATATTTGGAAAAGATATACCCTGGTTTGGGGGTAAGAAATCATTAATTCTAATAGGAGTAGGATTAATAGTAATATTATTAGGTATTTTTTGGAGATAGAAATGGCACTTAACGGAAAAAGATTGGGAGATTTACTTTTAGAAGCCGATGTGTTAACTAAAAGACAATTACAAAAAGCTTTAGCTTTACAGGCGTCAGGTGATAAAAGACAATTAGGTGAAATATTAATTGAGTTAAAGTTTATTACATTAGAAGATTTAACAGAGATTATGTTATCAAATGGTAGTAAAGCACCTATACAAACATCATCAGTAAAACCAAAAGAATTAAGTGAAGAAGCTGTATTAAATACGAAGTTTACATTATCAGTACAAACAATGATCGCAGCAGGAACTGGTCTTGCCTCATTAGTTGGTATGTGGTATGCATTACAATCTGATATACAAGAAGCGAAAGAACTTCCTAATTTATCAAGCTTATATGAAAATGAGTATCCGTCAAGACCTGAAGGACATAATTGGCCAAGATCATATGAACAATATAAAACTCAAGTAGGTTCATTACAGGAAGATATGGACGATGTTTATGAAACATTAGATGAATATGAAGAAAAAATTGAAGAACTTGAAAAATTAGTTTCTGATCTACGGGTACAGGTAGCTAACAAAAGGGATAAGTAGTTATGAATAAGATATTTAAAGTGATAAGTTTAACAATACTGTGGTTTTTATATGCAGGTTATGTTTGGGCTCAAGATAAAGAAAAAGTTGAAAAAATAAGTGACAGTAATTTTAAACAACATATTTCTAAAGGTGTAGTTGTAGTAAAATTTACTGCAAAGTGGAGTGATAAAAATTCTGCATACGATGAAGATGTTTTAGGTAAAGTAAAGGGACACGAAGAAGCTAAAATTATAACAGTAGCTTCAGAGGATACTAAAAAAGTTTGTAAAAAGTTAAGACTAAGAAATTTTCCATCTATAGTTTTGTTTTATGACGGATCAAAAAAAGAGGCGTGGAAGGCAGATATGGATGGTATATTAGATGTAACACATGAAGATATTAAAGATTCAATTGATGATATAATAGCAGGAGATGTATTCTAATGGCTGATTTACCAACAGGACCTGATGTAACTCACGGTGGAGATGGATTACCGGATTGGATGCAATTTACAATCACGGTAGCAATATTTGGTTTATTTGTATGGATTATATGGTTGTTATTTTACTCTACATTAGATGATAAATTCAGAGATTTAATGAATATCATTGTGGGTGGTTTTTTGGCATCATTTGGTAAAGTTGTGGATTTTTGGTTTAAACACGATAGTAAGAAAAAATCAAATGGTGTGATTAAATGTACAGGAGGTAAATGATGATTAAATTAAAGGATATTATAATAGAACGAGTAAGCCCAACTATAGTAAAAAAAGTTATGCAGTTTCGTAATCCTAAATTTATAGAAGCTGAATATAAACTTAGCAAAGGTAAAGAAAAAGAAAAATTTAAAGTTAAGAAAACACATGAAAATGATAGTTTTTATTTTATAAATGTAAGTAGAGTTAAAGAAAGACCAAAAGAATTTAATAATTTTGAGTTTGTAATAGATAAAAAGAAACTTACTATAAAGTTTAGAGCTAAAATGGGAATGATGCCAAGTCTGATTTCTGACAAAATTTTAAGTATTAAAGTAAAATAATGATTAAGTTAAAAGATTTATTATATGAACGTGATGAAAATGACACTAAAAATAGTGGTGGTATTTTATACTATTATGGTGATCAAGTATTATTATGTTTAAGTACTGGTTCTGGAAGGTGGAATATACCTAAAGGACATATTATGAAAGGTGAAAAACCATTAGAAGGATCAGTTAGAGAATTCAAAGAAGAAACTCAAATAATATTAAATGGTATTCCAGAGTTAGCAAATACATATAAAAAAGATAATGGTGGAAAATTTTATTTATATGTTTTTAAAGGTGAAAAAAGATTTGTACCTCATTTAGACTTTGAACATACTGATTGGGGTTATTTTGATATAGGTAATTTACCAGAACCGATAGATGATTGGGTTAAAGAGACTATAGAAAATGATTAAGTTAAAAAATATAGTAGAAGGATATATACCACGAAGAAATGACAGTATGAAAACTGTATTCTTTTCTGCAGTAAGTGCGTTAGAAGATTTAGCCGAACTTTTTAGAGAAAGAGGTGATAGACTTACTGCTAACGCTCTAGAAAGAATATCACAGAATATTAGAAATATAATAACTGCAAATAAAACTTATAAGAAACACAAAAATGATTAAGTTGAAGGATATAGTAGAAGGTAGTGTAACAGGAAATATAAAAGGTGTTAAAGGTTATACTGCTTTTATTAAACCATCTCAATGGAATGCTAAAAAGAAATCATTAGAAAAATCAATTAGTAGTTCTACTGGTTATATAATGGTTGGTAATAAAGAATTAGTTAAACCAGGTGATGAAACGTATAGAAGTTGGAAAAGACCAGCTATGTTAAAATTAAAACCTTTATTAGAAAGAATTGATTATCAAGATACTGCTTCTCAAATAATTAAATCTTATGGATTAAAGTCTAAAGTAAATTTTACAAATGTAGCTCAAAAAGGTGATTATAATTGGAAAAAAGATATTATTAATTTACGACCAAGTTATTCTACATTTAAAGATTTTTTAATGACATTATTACACGAAATACATCATGCTCTTCAAAGAAAGAAATTTGGTGTAAATAAATATGAAAAGTTATATCAAAGAGCAGGTGATTTAGCTGTACATCAAGGTAAAGATTTTCATGACGATAATAAATTTGAAGAAGAAGCTGAAAAATGGGCTAAAAAAAATATATCAAAGTGGATGCAAAAATAAGTTTATTTGAAGTATACTTTTAATACTTATAATAATAAGTTATGAAACCACGTAGTGCCAAAAACAAGGGTAAACGGTTACAGAATAAAATCCGTGATTTAATCCTCGAAAAATTCGATTCTTTAGAACCTGATGATGTTCGTTCTATTACTATGGGAGATAGTGGTGAAGATATTCTTTTATCACCTGCCGCTCGTAGATTGTTTCCTTTTAGTGTAGAATGTAAGAATCAAGAAAAACTTAATATATGGGGTGCATTAGAACAAGCTGAAGGTAATAGTGGTAATCATACACCATTAGTTATATTTAAAAGAAACAGAACAAAAACATATGCTGTTTTAGAATTTGATAAGTTGTTGGAATTACTAAATGAATAAAATAGTTAATTTACTTAATAGAGTACTTAGTTCTAATGGTACAAAATTAAAGAAACAGAATGAGTATATGTATTGGTCTCCGTTTGTTTCACATCACAAACCTAAATTACAAATTAATATACAGAACGGTAATTGGCATTGTTGGGTTTCTAATATGGGTGGTCGTAATTTATTTCAGTTACTAAAAAAAGTAGGAGCGTCTAAACAACATTTCGATGAACTTGTAGAATTAGTAGATGATATTCCACGTTATAAAAAGAGTATAAAGAATAAAAAAGAAATAGTTCAGTTACCAAAAGAATTTAAACCTCTTTGGAACGGAAGTGACGGTATTGTAAAACGACATGCATTAAGTTATTTATACAAAAGAGAGATTGATGATAGTGATATATTAAAATATAATATTGGTTATTGTGATGAAGGTCTTTATAGTAATAGAATTATTGTACC